GTGGTGTCTTGGATTGGGATTCTTGTGAACGCTCATGTGTACAAGGATTGTTCCCACTTCAAGTTTGGAGACAAGGTTGTTGAGAAGACAACGATCGTTCATCGTGATGTTGGCGAAAACCATGATTTGCTTGCGTGCAAGAAGTTTGATGGCTGTCCCGAAGGTTTGAACAAGGCTCGTTTTGCTGAACCCGAACTGAATCAAAAAGTTTGGTTCCTCGCACGTGATGCGATGATTAGCAACGGCATTGTGACCTACATCGGTGATGGCGCAGAAGGACTTGAGTTGCGCACAACCTGCTCTACAGAGGGCGGTGATTGTGGAGGTCTTTACGTCAATACCAATGGACGCGTTGTTGGAGTTCATTTTGCGGCTGGACGGCCCAAGGTTGACAATCGTGCGATCCCTGTTACGGCTCGCATGCTTCAGTTGGTGCCAAAAAACTAACCATGCACATCGGATCTCGATGGTTCGAGATACCGGTGTGCAAACCTCAGCCGCATGTAGTGCCGTTGCAGGTGGTGGGTTATGTTCCGTTCAGGCCCTTAGGCTCTTCTCATTTCCTGCCAGCTCCTTGGCAGGGAGATAGCTCTGACGTGGATTACGTTCCTTGCGCTATGACCATTAAAGCATTACGTCAAAGCTGTGCAAAGGCTGTTGATCCCCTTCTGCCTTATCCGGATTCCAAATTAGCATGGATGTACCAGTATGGTATGCGCTACTTGGCCGGTATATGGCAGGGTGACAACTTTGCTACGGCTCCCGAGGCTATCGGGCGTATGACAATGACAAAAAGTGCGGGTTATCCGTATTACTACGATTGCCAAGATAAATATGAGGCTTTCGTACGTTATGGTCCGGAAATCCAACAGAACGTGAAAAATGTCCTGGCTGGTCAGCAGATGTGGCTCCCCTTCTCGCTGACTTTGAAGGATGAATTGCGGACTGCGGATCGTGTCGCAGCCGAAAAGACAAGAGGTTTCAACGCTTCGGGCGTTGTTCATCTTCAGTGTTCAAAGCAGCTCTTCTCTCGTCAAAATGATAAGCTTGTGGAGACGATGGGTCGCCATCCGATTACAATCGGCGTTGCTGTCCCTGGTCCTCAGTTTGTGAAGACAGTTCTTTCGTTGGGTAACCGACGGAGGTGTTTCTTTGCAGATGGTGATGGCTGTGACCAACGTTTCAATCTTGGGTGTGCGCGAATTATTCGTGATCT